GGCTTGCTCTGCGCCGCGGCTCCGTAAAGCGTGCGCACCGGTCCGACTGTCCCCGCACTGGAGAACTGCCGATACCGCGTATACCCGATCAGATCGTCCCGCCAGCACACGACCAGTCGAGTCGCGTCGATGTAGTCGATCCCGATCCCCTCTGCGATCTCAAGAAGCGTGGCGGACGAGAACACCTGAAAAGGCGCAACAGTCTGTGCGAGCGTCATAGGGTCGAACCCAGCGACCCGCACCTCCGACGAAGTCCCGCCCGGCTGAGAACTAAACGCAATCCAAATTGTAGATCCGGTTCCCGCGCGGCATGCAATACCGGCAATATTCGTGTTGGTCGCCGTGCACAACCCGGACGTGATGACGGTAAGCGTAGTCGGGTCGACCAGCTTGACCGCAATCCGGTTCGCGTTGTTCTCGTAGACAATCGCGAACGTATTGACGCTCGGTCCCCCAACTTGCGCCGATGCGTACGAACGGAACGACCACGTCGAGATATTGACGTCCGAAATGACCGTCGTGTCTGGCCCCCACGTATAGGTCGAGATATCCAGCATACGCGCATGGATCTCGCCTAGCGCACCATTGTCGAGCGCGTACAGCGCAACAACGCGATTTCCGCTAACGAGGAGCTGCGTAGACGTCCACTTACCCCCCGTAGCGAGCGCCATCGCAGACTGAATCTGCGTACCGGACGCCGTATCGATGACGGTCGCGTAGACATCGCCCTCGCCCCCAGGACTGGCGGAGCCTTGCGTCCACAAAAACACCCGGATCGTTCCGAGATCGACCACATCCGGATCAAACACATGCTGAGCGGCTTGCGCGATTGAGAGTCGGGTCGCGACCGCGTTTGGAACAATATCCCTCTGTACGAATAAGCCGAGCGTCGGCGCCCACGACAACAACCGATCCCCGTCGAAGAGTAGCAGCTCATTCTTGTAGGTTAGAAGACGCTGCCCCGAGGTGATATTCGCGCCATTCTGAACGTTGAACGGGAGATTCGTAAACCCGTAGCGCTTTTGTGTCGCGCGGTTCTTCGTAAACACCCCGTTGATGACGCTCTTCGATTGCCCGGGCTCGAGCCAGCGCTCGACCGTCTTCTCATCGAT